TAATAAAAAAGCATCAGGAAAACAAAAATTAAAAGATTTAGGTTTAGACGATGATGAGATACAAGCATTGTTAGGAGTATAAATTATGTCATTAATTAAAACAAACGCAAGATCATCAAGTGCTTTAGATGCAACAATACTTACAGGAAACTTACCAGCTATTAGCGGTGCAAGTTTAACAGGTTTGTCAGGTAAAGTATTAGGTTCAAAAATTTTATTTAACAGCACAAGTAGAACAACATGGTCAAGTATCAGTGGTACTCAATTATCTGGTACTGCTAGTGATTTTTATTATCCAAATAATTCAAGTGCTGTGATGGAGGGTTCTTATACAATGCAAAGTGCTTCTAGTAATTTGTATGTATGGGGATTTTATACTTGTTTTTCTAGTACAAACTCACATGACGCTGCTTGTTGGATTTTAGGAAGTGAATCAACAGCAAGAATATTACACTTAGATGAGCATAATCATAGAAGACTTTATTTAGCTTCTGCTTTCAACTGTACTTTTGCAACTCCTGGCACAGGCAGTAAAACTGTTAAATTTTGCATAGGAACAGGAGATACAAGGTCACACTCAGGTGTTAGAGGTATTGTAGGTAGTGATCCGAGTTCAGGTGATATATCTGAAAATAATGGATTATCATATCTCGCTTGTATGGAGGTATTAGACTAATGTATTCAAAATGGCATGCAATTAGAGCAATAGACGAAACAAAACAATTTACTACTGCTACAGATAGTGAGGGAAATGAAATTGTAACATGGGCTGATGGCGAAACTCCTATTTCTGATTCAGATATAAATGCTAAAGTAACTGAATTAAAAAATGCTTATGATGCTGAAGAATGGAAAAGAAATAGAGAAGCAGAATATCCATCACATGACGATTGTATTCACGCACTACTAGATGGTGGAGATACACTTACAGATTTACAAGCAAAAAGAACAGCAACTAAAAATAAATATCCAAAGCCAGAATGATAAATGAGGAATCCTTTTATTATAGGAATAATATTAGCATCAATACTAATTTGGTTTCTTAATGGTTTAATGAACTCTGCTCTTGGGGCAGATACAAATACAGTTTCATCAACAGTCGTAACTAACAACACACCACCTACTGCTAACGCACCATCAGTAGTAGTTAATAATTCAGATGTTTGTAAAACTGCCGTAGCTGGTGCAGTTCAGACTCAAATATTAGGTATCAGTAGCGGTATGACTGTCCGTGATGAAAACTGTGAAAGACTTAAAATATCTCGCTCTCTCTATGCTATGGGCATGAAAGTAGCGGCAATCTCAACATTATGTGCAGACTCTAGAGTTTTTGATGCGATGTGGAATGCTGGAACTTATTGCCCATACAATGCAAGTATAGGTATTGATGCAAAAAATGGTTGGTTAGAAAATGTTGAAGATGTGCCAAAAGGTAGTTTAGTTTTTAAAAGTATTGAAGAAAAAGAAAAAATAAAATTAACAGAAGAAAAAGGGGATTCTAATGGTTGGAAAGTTTTTTGGACGATTGCTACTTTTATGTTGGTTCCCCTTTTATAGTCAAGCAGTAGATTGTACTACAGATACAGTCGGATTATGTACTCCTACCATAGAACAAATTATTGAGGAAAGTTCTATTGAAACAATAGAATACGAATCAAACGGATATACAATAACTACTGAAACGACCACAACGACTACAACAACAACTACTTCAAATGAAGACTCTGGCGATCTATTAGATGGCGATAACGATTATGTTGTTAGTTCAAAAGAGGGCGATATGGACATAGATTGGGGTGGTCAAGGATCAGCAAGTATGCCTAGTGGCAACTCTTGTGGTCAATTAGGAACAGATAAATGTGCCATGATAACAGGAAGTGGCAACTCAACTAGTGCTATGGGAGTAGCAAACATGGGTACGACATTCGTTAATACTATTGATATTTCCGATTTAAGTTTTGATAAAGGTGGGCGAACTAATTATACAATCAAAGTTGAAAAACAAGATGCACAAGATTCAATCTATATGCATATTACAGGAAGAAATGGACAAACGAATGTTTTTAGTGGTACTGATATTTTAAGTGCGAGTGGTACTAATAGTGGATTTCAAAGCTACGAGGGTGGTTTTGATTTTGGGGGTAGTTTAACTACCATTATAGTCGAGGTGGGTGGGCGAGATATAAATTTGGCAGTTGGTCCTATGTTTGATGATGTAACGATCAATGTATTATACAATGTAGTAAGTACAATAGTGCAACAAACTATTACGAGTGTTGAGCAATTTATTGCTTTGCAACCAGATGCACCAGAAGAAGTGATAGATGTTGTAGAAGATATTTTTGAAACTAATATCCCTGTTGAATCAGATGTTGGCATGGATTTAGAGCCTATAGAAACGGAAGAAATTAGTTATGAAAGTATTGAGATAGAGATAGCTGAAATAGAAATAGAAGAAATACAAGTTGCTAGTGTTGATGTATCAGATTCAGAAACTCTTGAAGTAAATGTTGTAGATGTTGAGCAAGAAATAGAAATGGAGTTGGAACTTGAGGTAGATTCAGAAGTAGATAACCAAACGTCAACAGAAAAATCACAAGAAACAAACCAAGCAGAAAAAACAGAATCCTCAACTGATGCCTCAGAACAAAACGAAGAAGGAAACGAGGAAGCATCAACAGAAACCAACGATAAATCAAACGAGGAAAAAACCGAATCAAAATCCAAGTTAGCTGAAAAAAAGTCAGAAGAAAAGCAAGAAGAGCAATCAGAATCGAAAAACAAAAACGAACAATCCAAGACAGTATCGAAAAAACAATCATCTAAAGAAAAAGCGGCGAAAAAAATTTTGAAAAAGATTGATGATAAGCAAAAGTATGACTCTACCTCCCAATTAAAAACACTTGTTGTTATGCAAGTTCTTGCAGATAGTAAGACATTTTTTGATAGTCAACAACAGTTAAATGATAGAGTAGATTTTTTTACGGATACAACTTTGCCAGATGCAGTGATATCTGATAATGATATTGCAGGATATTTTTTATTTGCTGGAAGTGATGGTTTAATGAATGAAATTATAGAAAGTCAGTATGAAAATAAGTGAAAACACATCAGTAAGCATGCCTATTCGTAATATGATTATGATCATAGCTGGTGTCGTAGCTGGGGTGTTTGCTTATACAGAACTCACAGGAAGATTAACAAGTTTAGAAACATCAAGAGAATTAATGCAAGCAGATTTATTAAAAGCAAGTGATCAAAAGCCTGTAGATCAAGAGCAATTTATGTTGATTGAAAGTTTATATGGTGATGTAGAAAAATTGATTGAGAACCAAGAGCAAAATATGACAAACAAAGTCAATATTGAGTTTAATAAATCTTTATTAGAAAGTGCTTTAGAAGATATCGAAAAATTAAAAGATAAGGTGCGAGAAAATGGAAAAAATTACTGAAGTCGTGATTGCTTTGCTTATGATAGTACAAGGCGAAATCAAAGAACATAGAATACAAGAATCAATGAGTGATTGTTTAAAAGGTAAAAGGATTGCTTCTCGTAATATTGGCAGTTCAGTTGAGTATCAATGTATCAAATCTATGGCAGAAATAGAGGTAGATAAATTAGGTAGTAAGCATATAAATAAATTAATATTAGATTAATGGCAAAAAAATTTAAAAATTATGAAGCACACGAACCTATAAATCATAAAACGAGTATAGGTAGAAAACCTAGTAAAGCAAAAATGAACAAAGATACTAGACGTGGCTTTTCAAAAAAGTATAGAGGACAAGGAAAATAATGGCTAAACAACAAACAGAAATTGATATAGGCGGTATTAAATTTAAGGGCGGTAGGGTGTTTCTCATAATCACTATTTTGAGTTCTTTTATAGGTGTATTATGGGGTGGGTTTGAGGCTTATCAGAGATATCTTGATATGGAGGCGAAAATAAATTCTTTTGTTTCCCCAGATTTAAGTGGCTTTGATAAAAAATTAGAGGTGCTTGAAACTGAATTTAATATGTTACAGTCAGAAATAACAATAATATTAGATGAAGTTGCTTTAGTGGCATCTGTAGCAAAAGAACTTAAAAACGATCTAAAGGCAGATGTTCGTAGAATTGAGACAATAGTTGAAGATGTAGAACAAAGAGTAAAAGAAGATAGCAGAGAAAACTCAAAAGATTTAAAAGAAGCTATTGATGAAATAAAAAACGATATGACAGAACTTGAAGAAAAAGTTGCAAAACAAATACAAAAAGCATTAGAAAATCCATTAAGTAATATGAAATGAAATATATTTTAATTTTATATATTTGCACTATGACTACCGGGACTTGTCCTAGTAGTTCTGTTTCTGGATATCAATTTGATACACATTATGATTGTGTTGAAGCTGGGTATAAATTAGCATATAATAACTACAAGAATTTAGAAGAATTAGAAGAATTAGAAAAAGATTATATTGAGGAAAATAAAATTGTAGTTAAATTTGAATGTAGAGATATTAGGGTAAATGCAATATGAGTAAGATAACACCAAAAACTACCAAAGAGCATATAGTAAATATTTATAATAAAATTGAACTGCTCGAAACAAATCACATACATCACTTGCAACTTGAAGTGAAAAAACTAAATCGAATTTTGTATGGTATTGGGTTTATGGTTGCAACTCAATTCATTGCATGGGTATTAAGGATGGTACAATAATGGATATAGAAACATTAAGAGATGACATAATCAAAGAAGAGGGTGGTGTTATTTTAAACCCATACCAAGATCATTTAGGGTATTGGACTATAGGTGCTGGGCATTTAATTCGTGATGATGAAAAAGAAGAATTAATGAAACCAATAACTCAAGAACGAGCAATAGAGTTATTTATGAAAGATTTTAACATAGCATTAAAAGATATGGAAACATTTACAATGGATATGGATATTGATGAAAATGCAAGAGAGTGTGTAGCTCACATGGTTTTTCAGTTAGGATTACCACGATTGCAAAAATTTGTTAAATTTAAAGAATGCCTTAAAAATAAAGATTATGCAGGTGCGATGGTAGAAATGAAAGACTCAAGATGGTATAATCAAACAACAAACAGGGCAAATCGAATTATTGCCAAAATGCAAAAAAGTATTACTGTTGACGTTTAAATAGGAGATCACATGGTTTTAGGAAAATTATTAAGTGGCGGTACAGTTAAAGCTGTTGCTGGTGTTATTGATGATTTACATACGAGTGAAGAAGAAAAATTACAATTAAAAAATAGATTTGCTGAAATAGAAGCTAAACTTAAAGAAAAGCAAATGTCTATAAACTTGGCTGATGCTTCAAGTAAAGCTGGTGGCATAAGTGGTTTTTTACAACGTGCTTGGCGACCATTGATTGGTATGAGTTGTGCATTAGCAATATTTTGGGAATATGTATTAAGTAAATTTATCTTATTTATTTGTGGGTTGTTTCAATATGAAGTGACAAATATACCACAGATGGATATGGGCACTCTGATGCCTTTAGTCATGGCTTTACTTGGCATGAGTGGGATCAGATCGTTCGAGAAAATGAAGAAAATAAACACCGACAAATGAAAGGAGTAATTTATGGCTAGAAAATTTGTAGAACAGAAAATTACTAAATGGTGGCATGCATTTACGGAACTAAAATCGTGGGTGCAGATAGTGATAGCGGTAGCAGTTGTTGTTGCGGCTCATAACTGGATTTTACATTAAGGAGGGAATATGCCAAGAGGTAAAGGATATGGTATGGGTATGCGATCCAAACCAATGAAAAAAAAGAAATCCAAAAAAGCTAAAAAGAAAAAATAATGGTAAAGGTGGCATCTATAAAAAACATTGTCAAAGGTCTAAAACCAGGTCAGAAAAAAACAATGAACAAACACGCAAGACATCATTCGTTGAAACACATGCGTTCTATGGCTAGAGCAATGAAAAAAGGTGCCACTTTCAATCAAGCACATACTCGTGCTATGAGATCAGTAGGTAAATGAGTTCTGGATTTACTACTACTGCGACAATATCTGAATTAATTGATAAAAGACCTATAAAACGTGGTCGTAGAAAAAATAGGACTAAATACTCTAAAAAGATAGTGCAGAAAGGCTCATATAGAGCCTCTCAGACACTTTTAAGGGTAAAAGGTACCTAATACCCCCAAATCTCTTTCCTTGCCTTTACAAGAGCTTCTTCTCGCCAAATCCAATCATCTGGGTTTGGAACAAGTGTATTTTTAACATCATCAAGAGTATTTACTGATTTAAGGTAGTTTCCCATAGCACAAACAATCTGCTCACATACTTTGAATGGTGTATCATAGTCATCAATGCTAAAATCATAAAAATCTGCACCTGTTTTTTTACCAACTAAATACCATAATTTTTGATTTGCATTAGTGCCTTTTTGATAAATTGATTGTTGCATGGCATGAGCCATAGATACCCCAGATGGTTTTCTACCTGTAGTTTTTAAATCAATATAAAAATCTTCTTTTGTATTTTTATCTTCAAATTTAAAATCAGTATAACCAATCAAAGGTATGCCTTGAATATCAATCTCGATCTTTTCTTGATATCCTGTAAGATTCCATGTCAGAGATTTATCTTTAAATTCTTCAATCCCTCTAAAAAAAAGAAAATTTAATTTTTCTTTTTCATCTTGAGTTTTAGGATCGTTAAATCTTTTGACGTTAGCATCAAACTCCTCATGCATTTTAACAATAGCAACTTCATGATCTAGTCCATTCAATACCATGTTTAAACCAGATTCTACTGCTTTGCCTCGTTCTGCTGCCGCAGAAGATGGAAACTCATACCCAAATATTCTGCGTAATGCCCATCGCTCTCTATTGAAAGCGAAGTCTGTTATTTGACTGAATGACAAGGGTAAAATACTTTTAACACCCTCGGCATCAAACTTCTTAAAATGTTCAATCACTTTTCCTCCATAACTTCTTTTATTAAAGATTTTATATCATTTTTAGTTATATGACTCGCCTCATTTTGAAAGACTCTAAAAAAATGATCAAGGTGCATATCTCCAAATCTAATCCATTCTTCTTTTGATCTTGAGTAATGCGTTTGATCTAAAAATTCTAGAGTATCAACTGCAATAGCACGACCATCAATCGTGCTTTGTATTTTTATTGCTTGATCTAAAGTCATAATAAATCCTTATAGTTTTCGGTATGATTGATGTTGTTATCAAGTTCTATAATCAATTCTTTACATTTTTCGTAGATGTTACTCTCTTTACCGAATCGTTTGATATAATGTTCAAGACCAAATTTAGTAAGTTGCATAGTTTTGATATCTTCATTGTGTTTATCAAAGGCTCTCATCTTATCTAAATCCAACCCATCTTCCATATCAGCGATTTGTTGATCACTAATATTGAAATACTCTTTATCTTTTATGCTCATGATTACTCCATTAGTGAGTACTCGGCAAAAGTTTTACCTTTTCGAGTAACATTTGTTGTTATGATTGCATTACCCTGTTGTCGTAAATCAAGTATTCTTGCACTTAATCTGAAACAACCAAACTTTTCTAATGCTTGTAAAGGGTTTAACTTTTTACCAGATTTTAAATAATCTAGTATTCTTGTGTTTTGACTAGCCATGTATAACTCCTTTCTATAAGTTTCTTTTGACTAACTCTCTTTCATTGACGACTTTAGTTCTTAAGTCTTCTCTGAAAGTTTTGTAAGTTTCGTATCTAATTTTAGAACGATTCCTACTTTTTAAGGTTTTGCCGTATCTGTCAGCAAAGTCCTTAAATCTTTTATCCGAATAAATATGTGCATTTAATTCAGAAGTATTTTTATAACTCGTATTCTGAGAATAATATACCGTTAATTCTGCTACTAACATTTTTTCTTCTTTTTTCATTAAATCGACTGCTGTATCTTCATCAGCATAAACTAATCCTAATTGCTCTTGTTGATGTGATAATTTATTTGGCTCAAAATCTAGTGAATATATATCACTCATCTTCTTCAAACTCCTTTTCTGCTATTTTATTTTTTAATTTTATTTTTAATTCTTCATTAAAAAACTTATCTCTTTCGGCTATCATGTGGCATGGACGACACAATGGTATGAGATTATCAATAGTGTTTCTTAAATTTTTTTTACTTCCTCCAAAACCACGAGGAACTAGGTGGTGGATATCAACTGCTATTTGCATATTGCAACCCCAACACATGGGGACATCTTGACCTCGATATCCCCAATAATCACTAAAGATTTTTTTGTAGTTTTTACTTATTTTTGAGGAACTCATCAAATGCCTTTACTGCATTTTTAGTTAAGTCCTCAATGTGATCAACACTAAAATGACCACTACCCATTGAACGACCAACAACTCCTGTTACAAATATGTCCATTCTCTGACGAGTTTGTACATCAGTGATTTTCATAGTACCATTTGTAACTGTGCTTGTGGTTTGTGATGTTTGTACTTGGTTTATATCATCATCAAAGTTTGGTGGTGCTGATATAGAAACATCTTTCACATTGGTGTATTGATTACCATTTGCTGAAGTTTTAGTATTTACTTCAGTATAGTCGATGGCATCGCCTTTCTGTGGCATTGGATTTAAAACTGATCCTCTAGCATATAATCTAGTACCATCAATTAAATCTATTGCGTAGTTGGGTGCACCATCTTTAGTATTATCGAAGCATTTATCTACGATTGCTACCATATTTTCCTCCTATATTATTATTATTTGTTAAGAACATTATAGCCTCTTCCCTCTAAACAATTATTAATCAAATCCTGTTTAGTATTTAATTTGGGCGAAAGCCATAATACTCGCCAACGAAGTTTATTATAAACTACTTTACTAGTATCGACTACCTTATTGGTATGATCGTCAACTAAAGCAACGCATGTATAATAATCATCATGATATCGCTCGGCATTCCCCTCAATATTAGCCGAGCTCTTGCCTCTACTATCTACTATTGGTGCGGTGCTACAACTTGCAAGGAACAGTATAGCACCACATATTAGAAGCAAAGCTATTGATACTCTAAAGAAATTTTTAAATCCACTTTTTTCTTTAGGCATAATTCTAGTAATTCTATAGAGAGGTGTTTTATCCTTATCCATAGAATATCCGATTACTTCCCTACGTTCATAGCCATAGGGAAATAATTTATTTTTTTTATTTTTCATTACTACTCCATAAAGGATCAGTGATGTCGTCATCTTTCATCAAAGTTTCTTTTTTTTTACATTCTTCAAAAGATTTAGAAATAAAATATTTATCTCTTTCAATACCTAAACCGAATCGTCCTTTGAACTCTGATAATTCATCAAGACTAACATATCCTAGTTCTTCTTCATGAATACAACACAATCCAAAAGCAACATTTGTTTCTGGATCAAGTTCAGATAAATACCATGTACCGACACCTGTTGGATTAAAAAGTTTTACCTCTGCTTTAAACTCTTTTGTACCATCTTGTGCTTTATGGTTTTTTATTAATTTATTTTTTTGTGCTTGGGTAAGTAATAACATTATTTGCCTCCTTATTATTATTGATTACTTTACTACTCATTACTTCGTTACCACTGTTATCAAAAACAGCAGTATCGTTATTTAAAAAAGTTAATTTAAAATAATAATTAACTTTACCATTTTCTATGATTGATATTTTTTGGGTTTTTTTAAATAATTTATGAATCATTTTTTAATCCCAATCTCTCATCATTTACTCCTAAATAAATAATACAACCAAGAGCCTTACCTCGTTTGCTTACAAGTATTCTATTATCATCTTCAAGATAATCGGCTGGGTTAGGTATCTCGCCATGATGAACAATTTTTTTGTTATCATCAACGTAAGAGATTAATGTTTTTTCTGATCGTTCAATAATAAACATAGCATCAGAAAAGTTGTATGAATCAACACCTTTCTTAAAAGTTTTACCTTCAAAAGAAAAAGTTTGAGTGTTTAGGTTATGTGTCATTTTAGCCTCCATTATTATTATTATTATTATTTTTAAAACCTACTTCTTTTTTTGGGTTTTGACTACCATTATCGTCAAAAAATCGTCATAAAAAAAACTCTTAAAAACCTTGATTATTGCTAAAAATCATCATAAAATATGAATATTATTTCTTTTCTTAGGAGTAATTAGCTTCCGTAGTGTATGCCTCCATAGTTTACACTACATATAGGGGGAGTTTTAGGTTAGATTCCCCCTATGACAAAAGAAGCTGATATACAGATCGCCTGTAATTATTTGTTAAATGAATTAGCAGATATCTATATTTTTAGGCATTATCACATAGCCAACGAGGGCAAACGATCAGTAAATTATAGATTTAAACTTGCAAAAATGGGATTTCGTTCTGGTGCACCAGATTTAGTCATTGAATATCCTAATGGTAAACTACTGTATGTAGAGTTAAAAAACGAAAAAGGACAATTATCAAATGCTCAAAAATTATGGAAAGTTCAATCAAGTGCTTTAAATACTCCGCATTTTATTATAAAAGGTAATATTAAAAGTTGTTTGGAGGATTTAGCGAGTATCATAGATAAATATGTCCCACGTCGTCAAAGTTCACAATCAAACATTTATCGTACCAAAAGACCCAAAGGAAGCTGACTCATTTATGGGTTTATGGGTTAAGGCACAAAACAAAGCAATAACAAAAGTAACTGATGAATTTTTAAATAATAATGATTTCTCAGAAGATGATTTTGATTTAAAAGTTGATGAATATACAGTGAAATTTTATAAACAAATGAAATATGGAGGCAATAATGTTTATAGACGAGAGCTCGAAACCTAAAGAAAAACTAAAAGCATGGTATTTATTTACCGAAGATTTTATAGCTGGTACTCAGCATATGACCAACGAGGCATTAGGAATTTATATTAGATTATTATGTTGGAATTGGAATAAAAGGTGCAAAGGCATACCAGATGAAAAAGAATTAATTTTTAGAGTTGCTATGGCTTTTAATGAACAAGAACAAAAAACTTGTGCAAAAGTTTTAGGAGAAAATTTTAGATTAATAAATAATTCTCATTGGCAAAACGAAAGACAACTTCAAGAATATTTATATATTACCAAGAAAATTGATAGTTCAAAAGCAAATGGTAAATTAGGTGGTCGTCCAAAAAAACCCAACGATAACCCCCCTACCTCTACCCCTACCCCTACCTCTACTACTACCATATATACAAAGGAGTTCGATAATGTATGGGGAAGATTATACAATAAAAGAGGAAGTAAGTTTAGAGCATACGAGCAATATAAAATAGCAAAAAAAACTACTGATGATGATACTATTGTTATGGGCTATAATAAATTATGCTCTAATACAGAGGAAAAAAAATTTATTCCACATTTTAGTAAATGGTTAAAAGATAAAAGATGGGAAGAAGATATACCAGATAAATACCAAACTTTCGGTGTTGTTAATAGAGATGATGAAAGAATAAAAATGTTTATTGATGCTATTAAGGATAAAAAAGTAACAAGATTTATTAAAGATTATGCTATAAGAAACAAAGATATAATTGATATGGGTATCAGAAAAGGTAAAATAACAAAACAACAAGCCATAGAAGATTTAGGAATGGCAAACGAATACAGGTAATTATGCAAAATATAGAAATAGATAAAATTGTTCCGTACTCAAGAAATCCAAGAAAAAATCAACATGTTGACAAAGTTGCAAGTTCTATAAAAGAGTTTGGTTTTCAACAACCAATAGTGGTAGATAATGAGCATGTTATTATTGTAGGGCATACAAGATACCAAGCGGCGATAAAATTAGGAATGAAAGAAGTCCCGGTAATCATTGCAAATAACTTGTCAAAAAACCAAGTCAAAGCATATCGTATAGCAGATAATCGTGTTGCAGAAGAGTCACAGTGGGATAACGAATTATTAAATCTTGAATTATTAGATTTGCAAAAACAAGAGTTTGATTTGGAAAGTTTAGGATTTGAAACTAATGAACTGAATAGAATATTTAATCAAGATGATCCTTTATTTGTAAGTCCAGAACAATCAGGAATGGAAAGTAATGAGGCAAACATTGAGGATTTTATACCCTCTCAAGTAAGAATGATTCAATTATTTTTAAATTCTGAATCAGAGCCTAAATTTAAAGCTATGATTGAGAATCTTCAAGAAAAATACAATACAAATAATTTGACTGATACTGTGTATAAAGCTATCGAAAATGAGAACAATAGAAGCTAATCCTGTATTATCAGAAGAACAAGTCAGGCAATTACATGGCAACTTTTTAGATGAATCTTATCTGAAATATCCTGTAATAAATAGCGATACTATTGTTAAAAATGAAAAAGGCGAAACATTACTCGTATTTTTAAAAAATGTTATTCCTCAAAAAATTGCTTTAGAGGCATATAAATCATTTAGAAAAGCAACATATTTATCTAATAATCGTGGACAAGCAGCAGGTCCTTTACCACCAGAACTCAAAATGGGCGATAAAATTGATGGTTTAACTGTAGGAAAAGTACAAGGTAATAGATTTTACCCACTCAAAAAAGATGGTACTTTATCAAACTCGCCAAAAGCAAAAGCAGTTTATAGTTCAATCGTAGGTTATGCTGATAGATACTCAAGAATACCATATTGCAGAACAACAGAGTTTACTCGTAAATATTTTGATGAATATAAAAAAACATTACCTTACGTAAAATATATTGGCGATTTATTTGCCAGATACATACCAGATAGATACAAAGCACAAAAAAAGGCATGGGAAGAAACTCATGTAGATTTTAAAATACCTCAAACACCTTTTACTACAATTACAGTAAATAAAAATTTTAGGACTGCCTGTCATTATGATGCTGGAGATTTAAAAGCTGGTTTCGGTAATCTTGGAGTATTACAGGCTGGGGATTATAAAGGTGCTTATACTATAATACCGAAATATGGTGTTGGAGTTGATGTTAGAAGTTGTGATATAGCTTTTTTTGACGTACATGAATTACACGGAAATACTGAAATCAAACCTATCGGAAATGCTGAAAGAATATCAATAGTTGCATATTTTAGAGAAAAAATGACTGAATGTGGTAGTGCCGAAGAAGAACTTGAAAGGATCAAAAATAAATGAATTTTAGAGTAGCAATACCATCAATATCAAGAGCGGAAACTATTACAAAAAAAACATTAAATTACTTAAAACAAACAGATATTGACATGTCAAAAGTGGATATATTTTTGAGTAATCCTAATGAAGAACAAGCATATAGAGAAAATTTAAAAGATTATCCTGTAAATATAATTGTTAGCAACACAAAACACGTCAACACACAACGTAATTTTATTGTAGATTATTACAAGGAAGATGAACTTATATTAGGTATTGATGATGACATTGATTTAGTGGCAATGAAAGTTGATGATAAAAATACAATACAATTAAACAGTTTGACTGAATTTGTAGATAATGCATTTACAATATCACTCGACAAAAAAATAGACATGTGGGGAGTAAATCCTGTAATTAACCCATATTTTATGAAAAATAATGTTACTTTTAATTTAAAATATATTGTTGCTTGTTTTTATGGATGGCGAAATAACCATGATAAAAAAGCATACGTATCAACAAACCCAGAGTATGGTAAAGAAGATTTTGAAAGATCAATAAGATATTACATGGCTGATGGTGGTGTAACTAGATTTAATTATGTTGCACCGAAAACTAAATATTATTCTGAAAAAGGTGGGATACAAAATTATAGAACTGTTGAATATGAAGAAACTGCAGTCAAATGGTTGTTACAAACTTTTCCAATGTTTTGCAAAAGAAATACAAAATCAAAAGGAAAATATCCCGAAGTTCGTTTAATTGACCAAAGGAAAAAAAAAGTGTAAAAAGTCAAAATTAAGTAAATAATACCTATACTCAGGGGAAAGAGGATTGAATGGACACACAGAAAAAAGTAGGAAGACCTAAAAAAGAACTACCATATTCGTTGGAAGACGTAGAAAAATTAGCAACAATGCAATGTACTCGAGAAGAAATAGCAAACTTCTGTGGAGTGTCAGTAAGTACTCTAAAACGTAATTTTGACCCCCCTATAAAAAAGGGATGGGATAAGGGCAAAAGGTCATTGAGAAGAGCAATGTTTGATAAAGCTATGCGTGGTAATACTACTATGTTGATATGGTTATCTAAAAATTATCTAGGCATGAAAGATAAAATGGAAACATCAGAGGAGAGCGAACCGCTACCATGGAATCCAGATTTGACATAAATGCCATATACAAAGCCACAGGCAGAAGTAATAACAGATAAGTCAAGATTCCGTATATTAATTAGCGGTAGAAGATTTGGTAAAACATTCCTTGCAATTAATGAACTTGCTAGATTTGCAAGGTTTCCAAACAAAAAAGTATGGTATGTAGCACCTACTTATAGACAAGCTAAATCAATATGTTGGACTGAACTTGTACAAAGGTTACGAGCTCACAAGTGGATTGAAGATATTAATAATTCTGATTTGACAGTTACATTAAGGAATAAATCAAAAATATCCTTACGTGGTGCTGATAATGAAAACAGTTTGCGTGGAGTTGGATTAGATTTTTTAGTTATGGACGAGTTTAGCGACATTAATCCTGTAGCATGGTACGAAGTATTAAGACCAACATTAAGTGACACGCAAGGGCATGCACTATTTTGTGGTACACCACGTGGTTTTGGTAACTGGTCGTATGATTTATTTACTAAAGGACAATCTGATAAAGAATGGAAAAGTTTTAAATATACTACGTTAGAGGGTATGCAAGTACCACCAGAAGAAATAGAACAAGCAAAAGATGATTTAGACGAAAGAACTTTTCAGCAAGAATATTTAGCATCATTCGTAAATTATTCTGGAATGATTTACTATAATTTTGATAGAAATAAAAATTTAATTGAAAGATTTAAAAATAGAATTTTAACATTGCATATTGGTTTAGATTTTAATGTCGATCCAATGTGTGCTGTTGTTTGCGTTATAGAAAAAGATAAGATATATGTTATAGATGAAATACAAATATGGTCATCAAATACAAATGAAATGGTTGATGAAATAAAACAAAGGTACAAAAAAAATATTGTGATTTACCCAGACCCAAGTGCTAGACAAAGAAAAACATCTGCTGGTGGCTTGACTGATTTGGCTATTTTAAAAAATGCTGGTTTTGAAGTTAAGTGTAAAAATTCAGCACCATTAGTTAGAGATAGAATAAATTCTGTAAATGCTAAATTAAAAAATGCAAAAGGACTACATACTTTGTTTATTTTAAATTCTTGTAAAAATGTGATAAAAAGCATAGAAAGACAAATATACAAAGAGGGAACACATGTGCCTGATAAAGATAGTGGCTATGACCATTTTAATGATGCGTTAGGATACATGATAGAGTATAATTTTCCTTTACGTAGGGATTTTAAACCAAACCCTCCAACGAGGTGGAGTTGATGGACAGTAAAACATTAAAAGCAAAGCACCCATTGTGGCATGCAAATATTTCTAATTGGGAATTTTATATACGTAGTTATTTAGGTGGCAACGATTATAAGAATGGATATTATTTACATAGATATATTTTAGAAACTCCAGAAGAGTACGATCAAAGAATTAGACACACACCTGTTGACAATCATTGTAAAAACGTAGTTCAAATTTATACAAGTTTTTTATGGCGAGTACCACCTACTAGAGATTATGGAACATTAGATGGCGATCAACAACTTGAATCTTTTTTAGTTGATGCTGATTTGGATGGCAGATCATTTGATACTGTTATGAGAGAAGTACAAATGAATGCAAGTATATATGGTAACTGTTGGGTAGTTATTGATAAGCCACAAACAAATTTAAAAACTAGAGCAGAAGAATTATCACAAGACATTAGACCTTACATGTCAATTTATACTCCAGAAAATGTTGTTAATTGGAATTATAAAAGAGCATCAAGCGGAAGATTCTATTTAGATTTTTTAGTTATAGTTGAAGATATAAACCATGAAAGAGCAATATTAAAAGTTTTCACAGAAGAAACAATAGCAACATACGAAGTACCAGATTACGATAAAGAATATGCTGATGGCGATGCAAGATTAATTGAAGAAATAGCAAATCCAATTGGTAAGATTCCAGCAGTCAATGTTTATAATTTGCGAGGTGCTAAACGACCTATTGGTATTAGTGATTTAGCAGATGTTGCATTTTTGCAACAATCTATTTACAATGACTATTCTGAAAAAGAACAATTAATTAGATTAGCGAATCACCCAAGTTTAGTTAAAACACCAAATGTAGAAGCAAGTGCTGGTGCTGGTAGTATTATAGAAATGCCAGATGATTTAGAGCCAAGTTTAAAACCATATATTATTCAACCGAGCGGACAAAATTTAGATGGTATTATGAAATGTATTCAAAATAAAATTGATGCGATTGATAGGATTACTCACATGGGTTCTGTTAGAGCAACAAGTGGACAGATTGCAAGTGGTATAGCATTACAAACAGAGTTTCAATTATTGAATGCAAGGTTATCAGAAAAGGCAGATTATTTAGAAAATGCAGAAGAACATATTTGGACATTGTTTTCAACATGGCAAGACAAAGAATGGGACGGTAAAGTAGATTACCCAGATACATTTGATATAAGAGATTGGGCAAATGATTTACAGTTTTTACAAATGGCAAAAGCTAGTGGCATTAGATCAGAAACTTTTAACAAAGAACTTGATAAACAAATCGCAGAAGCAGTAATAGATGATAATGATGTTATTAAAACTATTAATGATGAGATTGATAGTACAAGAACTGTAAGAGGACAATTTACAACAACAGAAGTTGAAGGACAAACACCAGATGGCGAAGAAACGGAAAGTTAAAAAAGATAAAAAAACTAAAATACCATCAAAGTATTTAGAGGGATTATCTGGTTCTAAAAGAAAATCAAGAGCATCTTTGTTAAATCGAATGTCATCAATTTATAAAAGTGGTGGACGTATCCCCATGAGTTTATTAAAACGTAGGACAAAAATATAATGGCTAAAAAATTTAGAAAAGCATTATCTGCTAGTACAGTTAGAACTTTAAAAGCTAAAGCAAAAAAATCTAAATTATTTAATTTTGCAGATTTAAAAGCATCTTATCGTAGAGGGCAAGGTGCATTTTTGAGTAGCGGTTCAAGACCACGTATCGGTATGGCTCAATGGTCGATGGCACGTGTTAATAAATTAATTAGTCGTGGTCGTAGTGGTACATTTGATAAAGACTTAATTTTAAGAGCATCAAAACGTAAAAGAAGAAAAAAATAATGGCAAAGTATCAAGGTAGGGCAGTCAAACTTGGTAAACCTTTTCGTACACCTGGGCAATCTAAAAAGTTTGCAGTATTTGTAAGAGATAAAAAAACTAAAAATGTTAAAAAAGTAAGATTCGGCGACCCGGGAATGAAAATCAAATCTAACATACCCTCAAGGAAACGTAGCTTTATGGCACGTATGGGTGGAGTTTTAAAAAAGGTTAGAGGGCAAAAGAGTTTGAGTCCTGCATTTTGGAGTTTGTATGCTTGGCGAAACAGTATTAAATGAGCCGAATATTAGATCAATTAGCTGATCAACACGAAGAACGAATAATTAACACACTATATCGTTTAGAAGATGATATTATCAAAGAAGTTACTTTAGCAACAGGAGGCAATCTTGATGTTGAAACTAGATTAGCCATTCAATTACAACCCAAGTTAAGAGCGGCGATTGAAAATACTTTTTTAGAAGAAGCTGATTTAATTATAAACGAGGAATACAATAAAATTGCAAAAGAAGTATTAGATACTTTTGGGGAAATGCCTATACCAGATAGATTTAAAAATCTTACACAAGTTGATTTAGCTACAATTAACTCACTTAAAACACAGGTGTTTCAAGGTTTTGAAGATATTGCTGAAAGATTCTTAAAAGTTATAAATGACGAAGTATATCAAAGCATCATAGCTGGGCGACCTTTTGAAGATATGGTATCAAACATAAGAGCACACATTAATGGTGTTTATCAGAAATCAAATATTACAGAAATTAATGATTTAGTTGATTTTATTAATGAAAATAAATTTAATGCAAGAATGAAAGCACAAGTAGAAGAAGCAGTAAGAAAACTACATACTCAATATGCCGCTGACCGATCTGGTAATAATCTAAGAAGATATGCTGGTCAAATAGCACATGATTCAGTTATGCAGTTTCATGGTCAATTTACAGTTAAAAAAGCAAAAGATAGTGGATTGAATCATTTTAGATATACAGGCACACTTGTACGTGACTCTAGACCTTTTTGTATTAATATGGTAAATAAAACCTTTACCGAAAAAGAAGTTCGGGATATTTGGAACTCGAGATCGTGGGCTGGTAAATCTACAGGCGATCCGTTTATTGTTCGTGGTGGATATAGATGCCGACACACTTGGATTCCGACTAACCCAGAATGGAACATATAACAGGGAGAAATAAATGGCAGAAGAAAACCAAGTAGAACAAACTACGCAACCAGATGTTTCACGTGAAACAACTGAAACTAAAACAGAAGAAACAAAGCCACAAGTAAATGGTAATACTTTTTCTGAAGATGACGTAAATAACATCGTCAAACAAAGACTAGCAAAAGAAAGAGCATCAATTTACAAAAAATTAGATGTTGATGATTTAGATACTGCAATAAATGCAGTCAAACAAAGCCGAGATGCAGAGGAAAAAGAAAAAATTAAAAAAGGCGAGTTTGAACAGATACTCAAAGAAAAATCAGAAGAGTATGGAAAAAAAATTAGTGGTCTTGAAAGTGAACTCAAAGATATAAAAATAAATAGAGCATTACTTTCATCAGCTTCAAAAAATCGTGCTATCAATCCAGAACAAGTAGTTTCATTATTGCAATCAAACATGAGATTGAATGATACAGGCAATGTTGAAATCCTTGATAAAAATGGTATAACACGATATAACAGTAAGGGGGAACTTTTAACTACTGACGAGTTAGTTAATGAGTTTTTAACACAGAACCCTCACTTTGTTACTGCTACTCCAAGTGGTAGTGGCTCGGTGTCAAATGTGGATAGGACAGAGCTCAATAAACCTTTCAATTTGAGTGATATAGATATGAACAATCCTGCGGATAAGAAAAAATATGCAGAGTACAGAAAGCAAAGAGATTCTATGCCGACTAAGATTGTTCTAAACAAGTAACCATTACAAAGGAGTAATTAAATGGCTAACGAAACAACAAGTAGCACGATATCAGAACTATATACTGAAATCGTTGCTGAAGCATTGTTCGTTGCAAGCGAACAATCTATAATGAGAGGTCTAGTCCGAAACTACAGCATAGCTGGTGGTGGTAAATCAGTAGAAGTACCGATTTATGCAACAGTATCAGCTGGTGCAGTAAATGAAGCATCAGATCTTTCAAACACAGCAGTCAACCCATCATCTGTTACTATAACAGCATCAGAAGTTGGTATCATGACTACACTTACAGACCTTGCTAGAAACTCAGCATCAAGAAATGTTGCGGCAGATATCGGAAGATTATTCGGAGAATCTATTGCTACAAAAATTGATACTGATCTTGCGGCATTGTTTTCTGGATTCTCTACAGAAAAGGGTCCCGGAGCTGGTGCTGAAATTACAGTGCAAGATTTATTCGAGTGTGCAGCTGAACTAAAAACTAACAAAGCACCTGGTCCATACTTTGGTGTTTTTCATCCGAAACAAATTTTTAATGTCAAAAAATCTTTGACTAATACTTTTGTTGGTAGAGATACAGAGCTTTCTAACGAAGCTATGAGAACAGGATTTGTCGGCAATGTTGCTGGAATACAAATCTTTGAAAGTTCAAACATAGCAGTTGATGGTTCTGATGATTCTGTCGGAGGTGTTTTCTCTCAAGATGCTTTAGGTTTAGCAATGATGCAAGACCTTAAGATAGAAACTCAGCGAGATGCCTCGCTTCGTGCGGACGAGATAGTCGCCACAGCCGTGTTTGGTGTAGGTGAGCTACATGATTCATACGGAGTAAAAATAACTGCTGATACATTGGCAGCTTAATAAACTTTAAATTATGGGGTGGTCAATCCACCCCATATTTGATATAAAAAATTATGACAATAGAAACAGTAAAACTTAAAAATAACAAAGGCGATGTTATCGAAAGAAAAAAAGTTGACTACGAAAATAATATTGAAAGATTTAATATGCGTGGTTGGTTTTTAGATGATGGTAAAACTGCAAAAGCAAAAGTAGAAAAACCTGTTAATGTCCCAAAAAAAGTTGTTAAAAAAGTTGTAAAAAAGAAAAATAAAAAATAATGGCAACGTCAGAGTTTGCAGTTGCGAATACTAATTTGCAAAAGATTCAACCAGATATTTTAGGATTTGGTATTACAGACTTTGGCGATCAATTACAATTTGCAGAAAATGATGTTCTTCGTAGAATTAGAGAAGAATGGTGGGAAAGATATAGACATCAAGTAAGATACAAAGACATTACAAAAGTTACTTCAGTTGAAATTACTAATAGCAAACTTACTAACTCACAATGGACTCAATCTGTTGTATATTTAGCATTATGGAAATACATTTACCCAATACTTACTAAATGGCGTGATCCAGACACTGGCGAGGGCAAAGATACTTTTCAAGTTCAAATAGATTTTTATAGGGACAGATACGAAGAAGAGTTCCAAGCTATACTTAGGGACGGGGTAGAATACGACGAAGATGGTGGGGGTACGGTATCTGATAGTGAAAAGGAACCATTGCATAGCTTACGATTGGTAAGGTAATGGAACTAAAAATAAAAGCTAACACTTTACAAGTAAAAAATTTTTTAAAAGGTATAACTAGAAAACAATTATCTGCTACGCAAAAAAGTTTGAATAGAGTTTCAAATATGGCAGTATTAATGATTACTAAAAGAACTCAATCTGGTAGTTTGCCTGATGGTGGCAAAATGTTGCCTTATGCAAAATCTACTAAAAAGGCTAGAGAAGATAGAGGAAGACAAACAGGGTTTGTAGATTTAACAGATACAGGAAAAATGTTTAGAAGTTTAGATTTTAAACAAAGAGGAACTACAAATACATTATTTTTTTCAAATAAAGAAAGAGAAAAGATTGCGGCACAACATGATTTTTTTGGAGTAGGTAAAAGAAAAACAGTCAGACCTTTTTTTTCAATAGGTAATAGTGAAGAAGAAAAATTAAAAAATG